TTACCATGACCAGCGTGAGGAGGGTTAAACCTCCCAAAAGTAATTGCGACATGCTTGTCCTCTAATTTTTTGTCTGCCGCTGAAGATCTTCCCTTCGCAGATGTTGAGGGCTTCTTAGGCTTCTTTGCTGCCTCTGTTGCCTCTCGTATAAACGTAATAAATCGCATTGGTTTTTGGAAAAACTCAGCCATATATTCTATTTATCAACCCCAATTCTTCTCGACAGTGAAATTCGCTCTGGAAAACTCCAGGCGATCCACAAGTTTCAATGCACTACCAGACTTGATAGCAACAAAACCCTCTGGTGCAGTGACCTTGTAACCATTCTCAGTCTTAATGTAGGTGCCAATACCTTGGACCTTCTCCAGTTGTCTGATGACCATAGTCTTAGCAGCAGTGAGATTCATGTAGGAAGCAACAGTCATATAGATGGCAGTGTTGTTTGCTTTGATAAACTTGAGTCCATCTTCTTTCATCTTAAGGTACTTCTTCTTAGTTGTCTCCTGCTTCTTGAGGGAAATCTCTTTGTCAAGTGCAGCAGTATAGAAGTCAGTAAACCCTTTGGTTACTGATGCAGCACTAGGGAATGTCTTACCTTGGCGGATGTATGTGTTGAAGTAGATCTTAAACATAGGAGCAAGCATAAACTTACCGTCGCCAGTCTTCTGCAGGATGTCTAGGAATTTAGATGCCTGCTTGAGAGATCCTTCTGCCTTCTTGACAGCAGCGTTGTAACGAATACGCTCAGCATTGGTGAAGTAAGACTTACCCTTATCATCAGAGAAGTTAGAAGAGAATACAGCGACACTCTTCACACCCTGCATACCCCTGACATTGACACCAAAGGATGCCTTCATGTCACGGAGGGTAGGACCACCACTGTAGGAGGTGTGGAATACGATACCCACCTTCGCTGCTTGCAGTCTCTTTGCCATGTCTGTGTTAGCAGGCACAGCATAGGTGATGGTGTTAGGTTGAAAGACCAGAGACTTCTCACCGTTGATATTCTTAATAATCGTATCATTAGTGAAGAGGAGGTCACCCTGCAGCACACCTTTGATACCCAGTTTAGGTAACTCATCAAGACAAGTCTTGAGTTTCTCTGCCAAAGCACCACTATACCATGTGTCAACATCCTCATGAGTCACACAGATCTTAGGCATCTTAGCGAAGACACCCTTGGTGCCTACGAAGAAGTTACCAGTGCCAGGATGGATACCACAGATGACAGCGGGAGCACCATCCCACTTAGTAGTAACCTTCATGTTGGACTGAGGTTTGCCAAGCATGTCGCCCAGTGAGCGCAGGAATGCGATAGCGTTATGACCTCCCTTGGATCCTTGGTTGAGGATGTCGTCCTCTAGGTGCTCTAGGTGTGTGTTTGCCATACCTTTATTATACCTCGTATCGGATCACAATGGCATTTTGACGGACACCTGTAACTTTGTCCTTACCCCTGCCTTTGAGTGCGATCCTGACTCCTGCCACCTTCATCACGTCACGGACTGCTTTCTCATCAATGGGTTTGATTCCATCCTCTGTCATCATGTGAGACGCTGCCCTGTCATCATTGTTAAACAACATGGCACCAGTCATGCACTCATGTGTGAGATTATATTTGAATCTATCATATGCTTCAGCACCATTAGGTTTCTGCCTAGACCCTAGGATCTCTTGCAGCTGCTCATTCAAGCCACCTGCTCTCTTGATATCAGAGAGGATTGCTTTGGCCTGTGGTTGTGCGATGGTGCCTTTTGCATTCTCACACTTGTTACCGATCTGCTCTAGGACTAACTGTAAATAACCCAGAGTCTCAGCGTCAGTGCTACCACCCATCTCCTTGGCGGTCTTCTTCAAAACATTTTCCAAAACAAGAAGACTCTTATCAACCCCCGCTGATGAGAGTTGAAAAGAGTCTCCCCATTTCATTGAGCATTTATATTTTGTACTGCCAGACTTAAACATGATGTCAGTCTTAGGCTCCTCTCCACCACCAGACATTTTCTGGAAGGAAGAATAGTATTGTTGTCTTGCACCAGTCCCAGATGGTGCATAGTTTTCTACAACTCGATCAGCAGCTTGCTTAATGTCGTTAGGAATAGCACCATAGCGACCAGCAGCATCATCAAAATCTTTTTGATTCTGTGTTGTCTTATTGATGACTCTGCTCATGGCAGAATACATCACAGCGTGCTCAAATTGTAAACCTTTGTTTGCCATCTGTCATAGGACTCGACCTATTATTTATTCAGGTGCCTTAGATGGGACAACGGGATCGCGATCCCTATTCTTAATTACAATGAAGGCATCCTTATTGTACTTGCGGGTGCCTTTGACAGGTGCCCACTTGGTGCCAGCACCATCAATCTCATAGACTGAGGTGCCACCAATCTCAATATGGACATCATCGTTGGGATCCCACCCAAGTGTCTGCATGGTCTCCCAGAGATCTTCTTGTGTAAACTTCATCAGATATCACCAGGGGCACGGTTTTCACTGTAGTGAGCATCAAACATACCCTCAGGATAACGTGCTGCCAGTTTCAGAGTGTTGATGTAGATGATCTCATCGAGGCGCATGTCCAGTGCCATAGCAGCATTGGCAACATACCACATGATATCACCCAACTCCTTCTGCAGGTGCTCTTTGTTTGCTTGGTCCCAGGGTTTCGCTTGGAATTTAATCTTCTTCACGATCTCCATAAACTCACCACCCTCAGCACAGATACCAGAGGCAGCAGTGTCGAGACGCTCAATGTTACAACCTTGCTGGTGCAACTCAGTCAGGCGCTCAATGTAAGACTGATAGTCCTTACTGGCGTTGGAGGTAACACGGTCAACAAACTTGCAGTAGCGGTCAAGATCAACTTCAAACTTCTCTTGCTTGCCTGCCTTTGCTTGTGCTTCCTTCTTCTCAGCAACCTTCTTCTTGGTCTTGGGAGCAGCAACTGAAGGGTTGTTGAGCATCTCCTCAGGGGTCTTGGGAGTTTCATCAGCAACCTTTTGAGCACGCTGACGCTCTTCTTCAACCTTCTCTTGTGCCTGACCCGAAATCTTTTCTGTCTCTTTCTCCAACTCGTAGTTGGGCTCGCCTTGGTCTGTAAACTTGTTTGGGTCGGTCATACTTTGAATCCTTCAAATGATTTTTTAGTGTCGGTAAATGCGTCTTCACTGATGTCACCAGCATCAATGATATTGTCCTGTGCGGACTGATCACAATCATACAATCTCATCTTCGCTCTGTCAATCCCGACAACGAATCGCTTGTATACTGTGGGATCATTGTATCTATTTTTAAGTTGCTTGACCATGATCTGACCAAGCTGCTCCATCTCCTCTGTGGATATAAGCGCGACCATAAGGTCAGCAGTAGCAGGCAGTCCAAAAGACTCGCTAGTGTCAGTAAGCTCCACATCAGAATTACCATAACCACTCCTCGTAGTTTGTGTAGCAGAGACAATGGGGACATTCAACTTGCCAGCGAGTCCTCTCAACTCCTCTGCGATGGACTTAACATATGTATAGGAATTGACGACGGTCCCCTTGTATCGTGAGGATGCACAGATATTCAGGTAGTCAACAAATACAATGTCAGGATGGAATCCTTTCTTGAGTGACAACTCATTCAAGAGTGCCTCAAAGTGACCCACATGAGCAGATGCTGTGGGGTATTCTTTGATGACCAGACGACCTTGGGTCTTCTGCTTGAGAGCATCCACCTTCTTGGTGTATCTCTCCTTGGTGAGCATAGGATCGCTCAGTTGTTGGATCGGGATGTCCAGGAGGTTGGCGTCAATTCGCTCAGCAATTTTTTCCTCTGCCATTTCAAGTGTAATGTAGAGTACGTTGCGCCCCTGTAGGAGTGAGGCACTAGCCATGTGGCACATGAATAGAGACTTGCCGACGCCCGTGCCAGCAAGGGCGATATTGAGAGTCTTGTTAGGCAGACCACCTTTTGTAATTTTGTTGAAATAGTCGATGTCAAAGGGAATCTTCTCCTCTTTTCTGTGGTAAAAGTCGTATCGGTCTGATGCATCAGAGATGTAATCGTGACCTACATGATCATCAAAACAGACGCCCAATGCCTCAGACATAATGCTGGGGATGGCGTCCTTTGTCCTAGTTTTATCCTGACCGTCAGCGATCTTGACTGACTCCATGAGAGCGAGATAAACTGCTCGCTCTTTGCACCACTTCTCAGTGGTCTCCATCAACCAGTCATCGTTGTAGTGATCACGGTCAAGGTTATCCAGGAAGGTTTCAATCTCCCTGTAAACATCCTCGGTGATGTCACGTCGCTTTTCAATCTCAATCTTCAGAGCGTTAGGCTCAGGCGACACATCGTACTCACCAATGTATTCCTGAATCGTTTGAAACAGGACACGGTTTGTAAACATGTCGAAGTATTCATCCTTAATGAAAGGCAGGACCTTTCTGCAGTAATCTTCCTGAAGGATAAGTTTACTGAGTGCAATCTCTTCGATCTTGAGGCTCATTGATAATGTAGGTAGGTGGTCAATTCATACTTGTCATTACTGATGGGAGCGTTATCTGAATAAGGATACGTCCATCCTGGTGGATATATTACCACATCACCTTGCTGTGGTTTAATCTTGTAACCAATTTGTGGAAACTCCATCTCTCCACCTTCCTCAACATCATTGAGGAAGATCTTGTATGCCAGGAATCTCTTAGCAGAATCTGCATCACCAACATCAATATGGAGACCGAAGTTATCTCCAGTATCGACATTGTATTTATTCAGTTTGATCTGCTCAAGGTTATTCTTGGATGCCCAGAATTTCTCACAGTCCAGTAGCTTCATGTATTCATGAGCAGACCACTGGATGATAGGGACGACCTGCTGTTGGATAGAATTCCACTCGTGGTCACCTTCATTGGCAAGAAATGAAACGTTGATGATGTTGTACTGTGGGACACCTTCATCCCACCTCATCATCTTGTCAGAGGCATCTGCTTTGAGGATAGCATTCTTACAGACGTTAGGGTCCAGTGCCTTAGGGAAGACCCTGATCCATTCTTTATGATCCATAGGAAAACTCCTGCTCTGCTGCCTTGTCCAGTCGCACCATCACTTCGGGGGTGAAGTATTTCTCGGGATCAGCGAGAATAGACTTAGGATAAACAGAAGATTCACCAACTTTGATGCGATTCCCGACCCGCTGGAAGACTCCGTACTTCTCACCCAATTCCAGTAGTCCGTAATAGCGGTCCAGTCCACGGTCATCATAATAGAGACGTGTTTCAACTTCAGAATTCTCCTTGCTTAGACGAGACTTAGCAGTCTTAGCCTTGATAATGTTTCCAATGACTTCCTTGCCATCCTTCTCTTTCTTCTTTGAGAGATAGATGATTGTAGAAGCAGCATACTTGAGTCCACTACCTCCACCCATTTCCTTTGTAGGGACATAAGCTCCAACGACATCGTAAGTGTGATTAGTCACGATCATAGGCACGTTTGCTTTACCCAGTTTGAGGGTAAGCACACGGAAGATAGACTTAACTACCTGTGCCCTGGTCATGTCACGGGTCTCTTTACCCGCTTCGGTATCCTCAATCTCCTTAGAGGTTGAGAGCATACCCAGTGAGTCTAACACAAACATCATGGGTTGGCGAGACTCTTCAGGCATCTGTAGATACTTGTCAATGATCTTGATTGCCTGCTGCCTAAACTCCTGCACAGTGGTGACAGGGACAATGACCATACGCTTGGAGTCAATGTTTCTAGATTCAATCATGTCTCTGCTGATAGCAGACTCAGACTCAAAGTAGATCACACCAGCGTCAGGATCCATGTCAAGAAAATGCTTGACAATACCAAGGCAATAGAAAGTCTTGCCAGTTGAAGACTCGCCTGCCAAAGCTGTAATCTTATTGGACGGGATGCCACCATAGATTGATCCAGATACCAGTGCGTTGAAAATATAACTACCAGTATCAATGTAAGCAGCGGTGTCACCCGCAGCAACTCCGTCTGAAACCAGACCAGCGTATTCATTATCGATCTCCTTTACGATATCGGAAAGAAAATTCACGACCACAGTGCCTCCAGGGTATTTTGTTTCTCAGGTTTCCAACCAATAGTGTCTAGGATTACAGTCAAAGGATCAAGGAAACTCTTCTTAAACTGTAGATCATAGTCGATGCTTTTGTCAAGTCCAAACTCGGTTGGAAGAGTCTGGAAGAATGAGATTACATTCTCATTGATCTTGTTTGGTGTCCTCAGCATCACATATTTAATCTTCTCACCCTCTTGGATGATGGGATACTTGTGAGTGAGTTTTCTCTTCTTGATATAGAAGTTATACAGCAGTGCTCCACGCACATGCATAGGGCATCCCTTGCCATAGATGGTAGAAGGTGACGAATTCTTTGCCACGTTGTTACATCCACGGGGGAATGCGATGTCTTCCACAGGCATTGCCTCAAACTGATCACGGAAGTTAGCGATAAACTTCTGCAACTGGTCCTCTGTGCCATTCATGATGACCTTCAGGGCATCTTTAATAGCAGTGCGGCATGGTGCAGGAGTAGAAGACTTGACTGCTTCAATGCCGTTGACCTTGAGTTTAGGGGTCTTGTATCGGACACCCTCAGAGTCAAACACGTTGAGGATATATCGTTTCTTAGCAGTCCAGATGCCACGGTTAGCGATATTCTCTCGCTTCATAAACATCTTCTGCTCGTAGGCATTCACATAGGACGCCAACGCTTCATAAGAATCTCCAATATACTTCTCAAATTCCACTTGACACACCTTGTCAAGGAACCCAACAATACGATCATCGCTCGTCTCTCTGCCCTTGAATACCTCGTGTACAAAAGGACCCAGATTGAGATAGATGGAATCAGTATCAGCAGCAATAACGTAGTCAACATCGTCAGTCTTTAGAATTTTGTTAAGGTAAGCATTCATTCTGTTTTCGATCCATCGGATGCTTACCTGTCCCGATAGAGTAATCGCCTCAGCATTTGCCAGATTGTAATACCTGAAGTATTGGTTTCCGATGGCACCATAGGCAGAGTTGAGTTGGATCTTTCTTGCCATTTGGATGTTGTTGAATTTAGACACATCCTTTTGTAGAGCCTTGGATTCTGCAGGTGAGGTGGAATTCTCAAGAGACTGCTTAGCGGCAAGCATTCTCTTCTTGTAAATGGTCCTTTCATCGTAGATCCTTTGCATCATTTCAGGAAGGAAACCGTGGATGTCCTTACGATACTGAGCACCGTTAGCACATACACAACCATCCCCGTCGAAAGTTACTTCCTCATTAAGTATCTTATCAACGGTAACTGTTGGGTGTCGCTCATCGAGGAGTGTCTCTGGCGAGATATTGTACTGCATAATGAGATGAGGATACAGACTGTTAAGGTCAAAACTGACCACCCAATCATAGCTTCCAGGAATCGGTTCTTTGACATATGCACCCGCATACTTGTCATCCTTCTTAGTAGTTATGCGAGGTGGCACCACAATGTTACGCCCCTTAAGATCATTATAGATCAGGGTGTCCCACATGCGGACCTGAGAATATACATCCTCAAGGTTTACCTTAGCGTCATACGCCATGG